GCACGCTGCCTGGTATGGGCTGCCGGAATCAGCAGCCGACCAGCACCGTCAATCCGTCGCGCGTCAGTTGGCACAGCAAGACAACAACAAGTCGCCTAACATCTAGTCATGGCGTTATTCAACAAAACCAACAAACCAGCAACCGTCAAAGCGGCCGCAGGTGCTGCAGGCAATCCGTTGGTTGGGAACTTCATCAACTACACCGCAGGCGCAGACCGCACCATCGCGCTACGCAATCCAACAATCTCACGCGCACGCGACCTCATTTGCGGAATGATTGGTTGCCTAGAAATCACGCAATACGGCAGACAATGGGACGGCGAGGAATACGAATACATTGACCTCCCACCGGACACATGGTTCCAAAACCCTGACCCGAACGTCACACGCAACTTCATCATGTCATTCACCGCCGACGACCTCATGTTCTACGGTCGCGCGTTCTGGGTCATCACACAACGCAACGCCGCAGGATTCCCAAGTGCATTCACTTGGATTCCTGCAGCCGACGTCACCACCTGGGACCAAGCCGGACCGCAATGGTGGGGGCCGTCATCGCAAATCTATTTCCAGGGCATCCAACTGCAGACACGCGACGTCGTCCAATTCCTGTCACCAATCCCAGCGTTACTGTTCACAGGTGGTCGAGCAATCAACACTGCGACACGCCTAGACAACGCAGCCGAACGATTCTCCACAATGGAAGTCCCAGCGGGCTACCTCAAACAAACCGGTGGAGAACCGATGAGCGGACAGGAACTAGCAGACCTTGCGGCTGCGTGGTCCGAGGCACGACTCACCAGCAGCGTTGCTGCGCTCAACGAATACGTTGAATGGCGCGAATCCAACATTGACCCCAGCAAATTGGAACTGGTCAACGCACGCACCTACCAAGCATTGGAACTGGCGCGCGTCGCCAACATCCCGCCATACCTGGTCGGCGCACCAACAGGTTCCGGCATGACCTACCAAAACGCACAACAGGCACGCCAAGACCTGTACCTGTTCGGCGCAAAACCGTACATTGACTGCATCGAACAAACGCTGTCACTGCCCAGCATCACGCCACGCGGCCGCTACATCGAACTAGACGTTGACTCGTACTTGTACGAGAACGACGTATCGGCCCCGCAGCCCACGCTGCCCGCGCCTGCGGGGTCCGGTACGTCAGTCAGCCCAGGCCAACCGATTGCCGACGATTGACACCACCACACCACAACCAATGACCTACAGTGGACTCATGCTGAAACTGACAGGCACCAAACCCACACTGATTGTCGCCGCTGAAGGCGACGCACCAAGTCGCACCATTAGCGGCGTGGCACTCCCTTACAACGTCGTGGCGACCGTGTCAGGCGGCGAGCAGGTTATGTTCGTTCCTGGCTCGCTGCCTGTCACTGGCAAAGCCCCACGACTACTGGAGGCACACGACGGTTCACGCATCATCGGCATCGTCACGGCCCGCATGGACGACGACGACGAAATGCGCTACACCGCACGCATCAGCGCAACCAAAGCAGGCGACGACGTCATCGAACTCATCAAAGACGGTGCGCTCGATGCAGTCAGCGTCGGCGTCAACCCGATTGAAGCCGAATACAACGACGACGGAGTCCTGGTCGTCACAAAAGCAGAATGGGCCGAACTGTCGGTAGTGGCAGAACCCGCGTTCGTGGGTGCCACCATTGACAGCATTGCGGCTGCTAAGGTAACAAACAGCGAAACGGAGATAACCATGTCCACACCAAACACACCAGCCGAAGTTCCAGCCGAAGCACCAAAGGCACCAATTTGGGCTGAAGCACGCAAGACGCCATCGCGTTTGCCGTCAATGTCTGAATGGGTCAGCGCGTTCGTGCAAGGCGGCGAAAAGTTTGCTGCCGTCAACCGCATGATTGCCGACCACCAGGCAGTTCACAATCCGATTGCCGCAGCCGCTGGTGACATCATCACCACCGACACGCCAGGTCTCTTGCCAGTTCCGGTCATCGGACCTGTCTACAACAACATCAACTATTTGCGTCCTGTCGTCACCGCCATTGGTGCGCGTGCGATGCCGCTCGGTAGTGGCAAGACGTTCAACCGTCCAGAAATCACCACGCACACTTCAGTTGCACAACAGTCAACCGAACTGACGACGCTGTCCTCGACCACCATGGTCATCAGCAGCAACATCGTCACACGTTTGACGTTCGGTGGAACCGTGCTGGTATCCGAACAGGACGTGGACTGGACCGACCCCGCATCGGTGGACATCATCCTCCAGGACCTCGCCGGACAATACGCCGACGCAACAGACAACTACGCGGCCGACCAGATGTACTCAGGTTCCACAGACCAAGGCACCTGGGCTGGAACAGCAGCAACAATCATGGCTGAAATTTACACAGCCGCACAACTCATCAGCGCATCAACCAACGTGCTGCCCACCCACCTGTTCGTTGACCCAGAAATGTGGGCCAAACTTGGTGGACTTGTTGACGGCGACAACCGACCGTTGTTCCCGACCGTGTCACCATTCAACGCAGCAAGTGCGTCGTATGCGGCATCCAACTGGAACGGCAACCCGCTTGGCCTCACGCTTGTCGTGGACAAGAACCTTGCCGCCAAAACCGCAATCGTCGGTTGCGCTGCAGGTCCGTTCGCAGGCTTCGAAATTTACGAAAACCAGCGCGGCCTCGTCGCCATTGACAAGCCGGAAGTGCTTGGACGCCAAATCTCATTCCGCGGCTACTTTGCCACGTTGATGATTGACGGCACCAAGTTCCGCCGCTTCACCTACGCCTAGTCACTAGGTTGGTGGCATGGCCACCTACACCAGTACACACGCACAGGTCACAGACAACGTCGCTGTTGTCGCATCACTAACGACCACACCGTTAGAGGTCGGCAACAGCGTCACGCTGTCCGGATTCACTGGCACACTGGCCGCACTCAACGGCGCACGCACAATCACCGCCATCCCACAGTTCCTGTTCCTTGGAACGGACAACGAAGGCGACTATGTGTACGACTACAACATCCGCATCCAAAACCAGTTTGCGTTTGCGTTGACCAACGACGACGTCACACGCACACCAGCAACCGCCACCATCACATTCACACCAACAGCAAGTTGGGTCACCGTTGCGGACGTCGAGGATTGGCTCGGATTCACGGTCACCAACCCATCATCGGACTACGACCTGTTGGTCATGGCAGTTGCCGCAGGCAACCAATTCTGTTGGCGACGACGCCAGGAGGCCGGATACTTTGACTCGTTGTCCACCGTTCCCAGCGGCGACGTCAAACTAGGAACCGTCATCTATTGCGGCTACCTGTACAGGATGCGCGGCAGTGCCACCGAAAACTATGCGGCCTACGACCCATTGGCAGTGTCCGGACCTGTCGGCGGGTCATTCATTGAAGTGTTACGCCTGCTCGGAATCAACCGACCACAAATCGCATGACCGACATTTTCAACGCAGGCTTTGACGCACTGGTCACACGCCTAGGTCAAATCAGCGGCCTGCCTGTCACCACATCGAGCGACCCACGCAACATCAACCCACCGTGCATCCTCGTTGACGCACCATCGTTCCTCATGCACACCAACGTCATCACACAAATGGACTTCACCGTCAAAGTGTTGGCCATCGGCCCAGGCGACCGCAAAGCCCTGTCCAAACTGTTGGAACTGACCGACAAAATCCGTGCAGCCGAAATTGGCCTCATTGACGGACGACCCACCGTGACCAGCCTGGGCGGACTCGACTTTGTCTCATACGACCTGACAATCCGTACTAAGGTTGCACCATGACTTATCGCGTCCTCAGACCATTCGCAGACCACCAGGTCGGTTCCTCCTTGCCTGACCTGGTCGGTCACAATGTTGAATACCTACTGGCCGCAGGATTTGTTGTTGAGGATGACACCAACAACGACGAACAACCTGCTAGAACTACTACCAAGAAAACTCGGAAGGACTAACCATGGCAACCGTCACCTACCTGTCAAACCCAGTCGTCAGCGTCGGCGCAGCATCACCTGGCACCGACCTGCAAGACCAATGCAAGTCCGCTGTATTGACCCGCACCATTGAGGCGTTGGAGTCAACCGCGTTCGGCTCGACCGACCGTGTGTACACCGCCGGACTTGGCAACCACCAGTTGGTCCTGACGTTCCTGATGTCGTACGCGACCAGCGAAACCTACGCCACGTTGTCAACGCTGGTCGGCACGCAATGCTTCGTCAGTTGCAAACCAACCAGCGCAGCCACTGGCGCAACCAACCCGTTGTTCAGTCTCACCAACACCTACTTGGAATCGTTGGACGTCGTCAACGCCAACCTGGGTGAACTGTCGGAAGTCCAAGTCACGTTCATTGGCGGCACCTACGCGGCCGCAACTGGCGCATAGTTCACACAACAACTGAAAGGGCAGCCTATGAAACTGCAATTAGAAGTCGTCCACGGCGGCGTCACGATGCACTGCGAAACATCGCTAGTGGTTCTCGTTGAATGGGAACGCAAATACAAGAAACGCGCAGGCGACCTGGCAGCCGGATTCGCCATTGAGGACCTGGCCTACTTTGCATGGGCAAGTCTCAAACGACGCGGCGAAAACGTCGGCACATTTGACACCTGGTTAGACAAACTGGACGAAGTCAACGTCGTCGGTGGTGATGACTCAAACCCTACGGACGCGGCGGCTACCGCAGACAACTAGCAGAACTGTTGTTTGCAACAGGCTTCTGGCCGCCAGACATTGAATTTGACACACGCGACTTGGCTACTGTATTTGACGTGGCTGACAAACAATCCAAGAAGCGTCGCTAATGGCACTGTACGTCGGCGTTGAGGTTGTCGGCCTGAAGGAAGCATTGAAGGAATTGAACCGTTTTGACAAGTCGTTGCGCCGCCAAATCACCAGGGACTACAAACAGGTCGTCAAACCCATTGAGCGGGACGCCAAAGCCGCCATCCAGCAACTAGGCAAGGAACCCCTGTCCGGTTGGTCACGCGCCTGGAATCCAGCCAATGCCCGCAAGCCACGCCAATGGAAGGTCGCAGGAGGCGGCCGTCGAGTGAAAGACGCCTGGACGGAAGTGCAACGCGAGGAACAACGCCAACAGGCCGTTGCCAGTGGCGGCATTTTTCCGTGGGATACGTCGGCTGCACAAAAGATGATAAAAGCCAAAATCAACACCAAGGCAACCAAACAGTGGGCGGGGTCCACCGTCAATCTGGCAGTGTTCACCATTTCATGGCTTGGTGCAGCAGACCAGGTCTTTGCGTTGGCGGGCCGCGAGTCGTCCGGCAAGACACCGCAAGGCAAACAAATGATTCGGGCACTGAACGAACGTCACGGCCAGGCGACACGCATACTGTGGCCTGCGTATGAGAAAAACAAGGCGCAGGTTGACAAAGAATTGTTGGCACTTGTCGAGCGTGTGATGGCGGCCGTCAACAAGAAAACGGTGTTCACGCAACGCGGACAGGTACGGTAGAACCATGGCAATCACAATTCCATTTGTCACGCAATTCAGCGGCAAAGGCATTCAACGCGCAATCAAAGAATTCAAGTCGCTGAACAGCAACCTAGACCGTGCCAGGTTCCTGACCCGCAAATTGGTGTTGCCTGCCACGATTGCGTTGACCGCAGCCACGGCAGTCCTGGCCAAGGAACTGTTTGACGCAGCCAAGGCTGCAGCCGCAGATGAGGCGGCACAAAAGAAACTTGAGAAACAACTACAGAACACGACAGGCGCAACCAGTTTTGGTGTTGACATGGCTGAGGCGTACATCGCCAAATTGCAAAAAGCCACAGGTGTTGCCGACGACGAACTTAGGCCGAGCCTGGGCCAACTAGCGACCGCCACCGCTGACCTTGCGATGGCGCAAGAATTGTTGTCCCTCGCGCTCGATGTGTCCGCTGGGTCCGGCAAGTCACTGGATGAGGTCACCACGATTCTGACCCAAGTGATGGCAGGCAACTTCAAGGGCTTGAAATCGTTGGGCATTCAATACACCGCAACAGGTGACCAGCAAAAAGATTTGGCGAACGTCACCAAATTGTTGTCCGACGCATTCGGCGGCCAGGCTGCAGTTGCAGCCGGAACCTATGAAGGCAAATTGCGAATCCTGCGAACCAGCCTCGGTGAACTGCAGGAATCCATCGGCTACTACGTCCTGCCCATCCTCACCAAATTTGTTGACTATGTTGCCAACAAAATTGTGCCAGGCCTTCAAGTGTTCGTTGACAACCTGGGCCAAAAAGGATTGCGCGGCGCATTCATCAACATGGTGGCCGCATTCCAAATCGCAGGCCTTGACCTTATCGGTGTCTTTGAACGAATCGCCAAAGGGTACAACAAAATGCTGTTGGCATTTGTCCAAAACACTGCGCCATTGTTCGTCGTTGTGGACGCGTTCCGTGCAGTTGCCGCCATGGGCGACGACGTCGTCACCGTAGAACAACAACTGATTGACAGGCAACAGGAACTTGAAACAACGTTCACCAACCTGCGTTTGGAAGTTGAATCCACGGTGTACCAAATGGCGTTGTTCGCTGCAGCCGCAGGCAACGTCAACAACAACATCCTGTCGGCCGAGGAACGACTGGCCGGATTTGGTGGCAAGGTTGTAGCAGTCAAACCGCAGTTGGATACAACCGATGACGCAGTCAACAAGTTAGGTGGCTCGATTGAGAACGTCGGGCAACGTGCCGAAAAAATGGCAGGCATCCTGCGTGACCGTATGGGCGACGCGCTACGCCAAGCACAAAACGATTTGGAATCCGCACAACAAGCATTCGATGATTTCAAGACCGGAACCGCCGACGCAATCAGTGGCGTCGTCAACTTTGGTGACGCAGCCGCCTACAGTGCCGAACGTGGCGGCGTCACATTCTTTGATGCCCTAGAACTGCAAGCCAACAAAGCCAAAGATTTCGGCAGCCTCGTTGACCGCCTGTTGGCGGCAGGCCTGTCCAAGGATGCGTTGCAACAAGTCCTGGACGCAGGTGTCGAGGCTGGGTCGTTCATTGCCGAACAACTGTTGGAGTCATCCGAGAACATCCTGCGCGCCAACAAACTGGTGGACGAAACCACCAAGATTGCCCAGGCAATCGGGCAACGTGCCAGCGAGAAGTTCTACCAAGCGGGCATCGCCAACGCGCAGGCCTACCTCAAAGGCATTGAGGAAGCCATCGCAAAAGCGGAGGCAATGCTACGCAAGGTCGGATTGAAACCAGCCGACATCAAAGGCATCGGTGCAGGCTTTGACAACACCATGGCACAACTAGCGCAACCAATCGCAGGCACAGGCACCATGGCATCCGGCATCATCCCATCCAACACGACTGTCACCGTCAACACCGTGACCGCACCATCCAACCTGGGTGACACCATCGTTCAGGCGTTGCAGGATTACAACCGACGCAGCGGCCCGCTGCAACTTGCCATCGAGTAACAATGCCCGCAGCAGTCGTTGATTCCGGCACCTACCTGTTTGAGGTTGACAGCGGCTTTGACTACTCATCGTTCCGCTTGGACGACTCACTCAAAGGCGTCCTAGGGAATACGACCTACAAACTGGGACCAGGCACCGACTTCGTGGACCTGTCGCAATACGTCCAATCCATCACCTACCGACGCGGCCGACGACGCACCGTGGACCAGTTCGGTGCAGGCACCATGACCGTCGTTGTGGACGACCAGTTAGCAGGCGGCATCCTCAACCCGCTCGACGACGGCTCACCTTACTACGACACCACCGACGACTACTTCACGTTGGAACCAGGACGCAAAGTCCGGTTGTCCCGCGACGGCGAATACCTGTTCATAGGCACCATCACGGTCTATGACTACAAATACCAGTTAGCAGGCAACGACCAAGTCAGCATCCAATGCGCCGACGATTTCTACCTGCTCAGCCAAGCCAAACTAGACACGTTCAACGTCAGCGCAGAAACATCAGGCCAACGCCTGGAATCCCTGCTCGACCTACCTGAAGTGGATTTGTTTGACCCTGTAGAACGCGACATTGCCACCGGAACCGTGAACCTGGGCCACGACAACGCCTACACCGTCCCAGCAGGCACCGTAGCCCTGGCATACGCCAACCAAATCAATCAGACCGCTGAAGGCGGCCGCCTGTTTATGACACGCAACGGCGTGTTCAAGTTTGAGGAACGCATAGGTGCAACCCTGTCCAACCCTCTTGCACAGTTCAGCAACGACGGAATCCAAACCCCATACAACGACCTGACCGTGGAATTTGATGGCAGCGACGTTGTCAACCGTGCAACCGTCACCGCATTGGACGGCAAGAATGCGACCGCCACCGACACCGCAAGCATCACCGACTACGGCTACCGCACACTGGTCATCAACAACAGCCTGCTAGTTGACCAAGGTCAAATTGACGCTTTTGCCGACTACCTACTGTTCCCATTCCCTGAACCGATTTTCACCAGCATCCAAACCACGTTCCCATCGTGCACCAACCTGCAACGCGACGCCATCGCAGAACTAGACATTGGTGACACCATTGAAATCACTGCACTGCTGCCAGGGCAGGGCAGCAACTACATCCAAGAATCAGCCGTTGAAGGCATCGAGGCAACCATAGATTTCAGGCGCGGCCACACCGTCCGGCTGTACACATCCAACACCACCATTGTGTTTGAGTTGCTGCTCGACGACCCTGTCTATGGCATTTTGGATGCCGACAATGTCCTAGGATGAGGTCACTATGGGATTGAACGCACAGACCACCGTTCCCACATTCACGACCGGACAGGTGTTGACCGCAGACCAGCAGAACCAGTCGGCACGCACAGGCGTGCCAGTGTTCGCAGACACGACAGCACGCGACGCAGCGTTCGGTGGCGCAGGCGAAAAAACTTTGGCGGAAGGCCAGTTGTGTTATTTGGAATCCACAAACAAGGTGCAGTTCTATGACGGTGCTGCATGGGCTAACCTTGTAGCCGTGACAAATGTTGACGAGTTCACTACATCAGGTACTTGGACGGTTCCAGCAGGTGTAACTTACGCGATTGCGCACATTCGTGCTGGTGGTGGAGGTGTTGGTTCTGGCGGCTCGCCAGGACAAGGTGGGACCAGTTCAGTGGCATTTGCAGGTGGAACAGCCAGCGCAACAGGCGGTCTTGGCATGACAGGGCCTGGAACAGTAGGCAACGCGCAAGCGGGCGCAGCAAATAGCGGTTTCGGTGCTTCGTATTCTTCGACGAGTAGCGGTTTCTACACCAAAGCACAGGACGGTGCATACATTGTCCACGGTGCTGCAGTAACACCCGCCGCAAGTATCACTATTACTGTTGGCGCAGGCGGCACAGCAGGCACAGGCGGTGCAGCAGGCGGAACTGGTTACATTTGGATTGAGTATTTGGCGTGAGCGAACGAACCGTTGCCATCGTTGAACCAGACACCACGCTTGGCGTAGTCGTCAATGTTGAAGTAGTCGCACCAGATTGGGTGAACAACGACCCAGCGCATTACATTGAGTACGACGCAGAACACCCAGCCGCAATCGGCTGGGAAGTCATCAACGGCGTAGTCCAAGTACCACCGCCACCACCAGATGTTGAGTGATGCGCGTGCTATTTGCAGTTGCAATGTTGTTGACAGCCTGCACCACTACCCGCGTCAACAACGACAAAGGCGTTGTGCGGGCCACCTATTGTCACCCTGTTGACAGGTGCTAACCATGCCGTTACGTCGAGAACGTTACACATCAGACGAACTGCACGCACGCCTGATTGTCACGGTTGGCGTCATCCTGGCAATCGTGTTCAGCGTCATGGTCATCGGGATTGTCATGGGCTTGTTGTTCATCTCACAACCGCTCGAACAATCACCAAACGACGCAGCGTTCATTGACCTCATGTCAACCATCGTGGTGTTTATGACAGGCACACTGTCCGGCCTGGTCGCAGCCAACAACATCAAAAACAAACAAGAGCCGCCGAAACCGTAATGCAGCCCTACCTGGCCGCGACCTACCCTGTCGTCAAACACAAACTGCCAGGCACCGAAGCCTGGGTCCAGTTGGCAACCAAACATTCCGATGGCGCACTATGGAACAACGGCACCTGGGTCATGCGTGACATTCGAGGCAAGCCAGGACAAGTCAGCAACCATGCACGCGGCATCGCCATGGACCTGTCGTGGCGACGCATCGAGCCACGCAACCTCGGCGTACCGGACGGCCGACGCAAAGCCATCACATTCCTGCAGACGTGCCTAGACAACTGGCAGACACTCGGCATCATTGCCGTGTTTGACTACTGGCCCAAAGACCACGGCCGCGGCTGGAGATGCGACCGCGTCAACCCGCAACTACCCAAACCGCATTCCGCTGAAGCATGGGTCAAATACGCCAAACCCACAATCACAGGCGCACCAGGCGGCGACTGGTTCCACATTGAACTGACCCGCAACCTGGCTGAGGACGAAGCCCTTGTCCGGCAAGCCTTTGCCAAGGTATTCACCACAACCTGACAACCCTCCACTACGGTTGACCTCGAACATCGGAGGGCAGCACGATGACTGAACCAAACCAACCACCGACCACGAACGCTGTGGTCATCCTGTACGAAGTATTTACAGGACACACATCAGACGGCCGTCAAGTCATGGTCCAAGTATTCCGACGCCAAGGCGAGGACAAATCCATGTCAGCACAAATCGCATTCCGGCCATTCACATGGTCCATGTGGGAAGCACCAATCCGACTCGACCACCTGCACGAAATTGACGCAGTCATCCAAAAGGATGGTGCATGATGCCTAGCGTCATCGCCAAAGCATTCGGTGCAGCATTCCTGTCACTGTGGGCCGTGTTCGCAGTAACCCCACCAAGCCTCACAAACAGCCCAAAACAGGCCAAACCGCCTGTCTATGCGTCCACCACACACGCCACAATGCCCCAGGATGCGTCAAAAACGCCGACCCCTACCACCACCACCCCCCTACCACAGGCAGGCAACTGTGAGGCCTACGTCGCCATCGCCTACCACATCGGATGGCCCATCGCCACGCTCGACACGCTACGCGACGCCATGCGCCTGGAATCCGGTTGCGACCCACACGCCATCGGTGACGGCGGCGACTCAATCGGCCTGCTACAAATCCACCAACCGTCCTGGTGTACACCAAACAGCAACTGGCCAATCGGCTGGATGCAGCACCACGGCTTTGGCATCTGCGGCGACCTATGGGACCCACACGTCAACCTGCGTGTCGGCCTAGCCATCTGGGAAGGTTGGGAAGGCTCAACACCAGGTTGGCACCATTGGCACGCACTCAAATGAAACGCTACGTCCAACTATGTGTCATCCTTGCCGTATTGTGCCTACTGGCAATGGTCACCAGGACATGAACAATGTGCATGTTGTTAGCAGTGCTGTTCGTTCTGGCAATGATTCCTAGGGGATAACACATGAACAGGGCAGCATGGACAGACAGCGAGCAGTTGATGACCGACCTGACGTTGTGGTTGGACAACGAACCACACCACGGCAAGGCACGCCTGCTGGTGCGTGCCATGGCCTTCATTGCCTGGCAACGCACCGTCATTGTTGAACTAAAGAGCGAAATACAACAGCTGGAGGCGACCGCGCGTGCGCGTTGACGCAGTACACATTGACCTAGACAGCCGCGACATCCGGCAATGTCAACAACTAGCGGACGAACGCATTGCCAAATACGGTCGCAACCATCGTCCCTACAACGGCACGCTGACCGCCGACAAACTGCGACGTATCAACCGCATCGGCGTCATGGGTGAACTTGCTGTTGCTACCTACTTGGAACTGCCATTTGAGTGGCAATGCAACTACACACCGACCAGCAAAGACGACGACGTCCACGGCATCCAAGTGCGTGCCACCGACCGCGGCAACGGCCACCTGATAACCCACCCCGATGACACACACGCACCCTACGTCCTAGTCACATTGGCCATCACAGGCGTCATGAAGGTCACCGCATCATTGCAAGGTTGGTTGCCATTGGACGAATGCAACATTTGGGCGCATTGGCGCACCGACATTCCGTATCCGGCATACATGACACCACAAACCGCACTACACCCAATGACAACACTCACAACAAAGGCAGGCAGCACATGGCATGGGAACTGAAAGATTATGTGGACGTTCCACACCGACTCAAAATGTTGGCAGACAAATTCCCTGACGTCCGCATCATCGAGCATCAACCCAAAATTGTCACCATTGGCGACAAAACATTCATTGAAGTCAAAGTGCAGGCATGGCGTTCACCGGACGACCAATACCCTGCCGTTGCGTTCTGCTGGGAACCATTCCCAGGTGACACACCGTACACACGCGACAGCGAACAGATGAACGCCGCATCCAGTGCCTACGGACGGTTGTGCGCCATCATGTTGCCAGGCGCATTCGCCAAAGTTGCGTCAGCCAACGAAGTGTTGCACCGCGCAGGCCCACCCGCACGGTTCACGAAACCGACTGGACCTGTCCCTGTGGTTGGCGGCGGCCCTGACCCATGGGACGAAGTACCGTCCCACCAGGAACAGATTGAAGCCATCGTGGAACGTGAACGCAGCCAACGCAAAACCGCATCCGGTAACGCTGGGGCTACGCAACCGCAGTTGAAAATGATTGGTGCAACCGCTCGACGCAAAGGATTGTCGGTGGCTGAGGACTTGCGTGTGTTCTGTGCTGATACCATCGGGCGCGACATCACGTCAGCCAAGGAACTGACCAAGGCTGAGGCATCCAAAGTCATTGACAAATTGAACGAACTAGCAGACAAAACGAACAATTGAACTACGCCAGTGGGACTGGTGCGTCACGGCCGCGCGACCGTGTGTAGGTGCAAATCCTCGGTGACTAACACTCATCAGTTCGGCCGTCAGACAGCCAAGGCAAAGCGTTGTCCACAGACATGGGGACAACGTGTGTGTGAACCGTGCATCAACAACGGTCGGCGTGGGACCCAGGGCAAACCATGCCCTAGCACTAGCATCACAACCACAACAACCACACCAATGAAACACCACCACCACACCGGACACGGCAGCAACGTCACCACGACACCAACGCGGGCAAGTGAGCGCAGCGAACGCGCCAGGACAACTGAGCGCAGCGAAGGCGTCAGGCCCTAATGCCAAAACGAACAGCCGACCCCACATACCGCAAGAACCGACAACAACTACTGCGCGACAAACCCTTGTGCCACTGGTGCAAGAAGGCACCAGCAACCCAAGCCGACCACGTCATCGAGCACGACAAAGGCGGCAGCAACGACTTGGACAACCTGGTCCCATCATGCGCCAAATGCAACGGACGACGCGGCGCACGATACGGCAACGCCAAACGAACAGCACAACACACCAAACGCAACGCCAACCGACCAGGCAAGCCCACCAGCAAGGCACCAACCCGCGTCACCAAGGCCAAGGGCAACGCCAAGGGCAAGCCAGTTCGTTTGGATGACAAA